GCCGTCATCACCGAGGTGGGAGATGCCAACTTCGGCGAGCACTCGCGCGAGGTCGGCTTGTGCGTGCTCAATCCGACCGGGATGTTCTTCCGCGATATCGACAGCGGCGGCAACCCGCACGACCCAACCGGTCGTGTTCCGGGTAGCTGGCACGCCCTGAGCGAGTGCGGTGGTCGGTGATGAGCGCACCCCGCATCCCGACGGCCGCAACGCCGCCGACGCAACCAGCCATGCCCGCACCGAAGTGGGCGACCGACGCGGTTGAGCGAGAGTGTGACGCGCGCGCCCGCCAGGTGAGGACACAGGCGCTCCACGCTGCGGTGCAGTACGCGGGTGCTGGCCTCATCGGCACGATCGGCCAGTTCTGGCAGTCGGTCGACGCGTTCGAGCAGTACATCGGAACGGGGGAGCACCTGTGAGCGACGCGCACATGAGCGTTCAGCTTCAGCACGACCTGGAGCGGCACCTGAAGGCCCTCGGCGCCCGACCGCCAGGTGTGCTCGCGGGGATCCCGGATCGGCTGGTCCCCACGCCGCTCGACGTCCGGCCGCCGGTGCTACCCGACTGGCTGGAGACATCCGAGGTCTCCTACATCGTCGGCTCCGTAGGTGCGGTCGATCACCGGGGCCAGATCGTGAAGCCTGAAGCAGACATCCGAGGACAGGAGGGGACGCGATGAGCGCACCCGTCATCGAGCAGGACGCGGCGCCGGTCGCCGACGTCCCCGACAACGCCACCGCGATCAGCCTCCCGGTCATGGCCGTCGAGGGCCTGGAGACGGCCGACGGGCGCTTCCTCGCCCCTGGCGGCATCTCCCACCGCACCCTGCCCGTCACCCTGTATGCGCAGATCCAGACACCCAACGGCGGCCAGGGACACGACAACTCCGTGATCGCCGGTGCCGTGACCGACATGGTCCGGCGACCTGGTCCCGAGGTGATCTCGAAGGCCACCGGCGAGCCGTTCCCCGAGGGCACGTTCGTGTGGTCCGGACTCGGCTGGATCTACGACAACGTGCGCTTCACCCAGGACGGGCCGACCGTGCTCGACATGGTGCGCGACCGCGCCCTGTCCGGAAACAGCGTCGACCTGTCCGACATCATCGCCGAGCACGAGTACGAGCCGGGCACCGAGGACGACCCGAACGCGCAGCCGGTCCGGCTCACCATGCACCAGGGCGTCATCGGCGCGACCACGCTCGTGGGCCTGCCCGCGTTCCCCGATGCGTACGTCGAGATCGACGGACAGCGCATGTCGCCCGCCGACGGCCAGGCGATCACGGCGGCCGCGATCTCGTGGCGCTCCGTGGAGCTGGGCGACGAGTGCGCCGCGTGCCGCACCGGCAACCCGCTGCCGCGCGAACAGTTCGTCGCCGACGGCGAGGCGCCGACCGTTCACCGTGGCGGCATGATCGCACTCGTTCCGGCTCAGGCTGACCAGCTCGCCGTCGAGGGCGGGGACCCCGTCGAGGAGCTGCACCTCACGCTCGCCTACCTCGGCGACGACATCAGCGGCTGGAGCGAGGAGCAGCGACAGGCCGTGCATAACCTCGCGCAGTCGATGTCCGACGTGGGCGGCCCGATCGAGGCGCGCGTATTCGCGCACGCGCACTTCAACCCCGACGGCGGCCCGGACGGCGACCGCGACCCGTGCGCCGTCTACCTCATCGGCGACGGCGCTTCGCTCGCGGCAGATCGCGAACTCCTGCTGGAGCGCCTCCGCGAGAACCTGGGCGAGGCGTCCATGCCCGAGCAGCACGCGCCGTTCGTTCCGCACGTGACCGCCGGTTTCGGCGTGGACGTCGCCGACCTGTCCTTCACTGGCCCGGTGACGTTCGACCGCGTCCGGGTGGCGCTCGGCGGGGACGTCACCGACTACCCGTTGGGCGGCGGTGAGGCGATGGTGGCCGCCGCGCTCCCCGTGCTGCCGTCGGCCGCGTTCGACGTGCCCGAGCCGGGCGCCTACCAGGCGCCGAGGATCAGCGAGCCGGACGAGAACGGATACCGCTGGTACTCGGGCCACATCGCCCGCTGGGACGCCTGCCACATCGGATTCCAGGGCAAGTGCGTCACGCCGCCGCGCTCCCGCTCGAAGTACGCGAACTTCCATCTCGGGCTCGCCCGCACCGAGCTGGGCGACATCCTCGCGGGCGTGATCACGTTCAACCGGCCCGACCAGCTGCGAGGCGGCCACGCGGACATCCGTCTGAGTGCGGCCGACACCGTGGCGCACTACGACAACACGGCCACGGTCGGCGCCGACGTGGTCGTGCACGACGGAAAGTTCGGCCCGTGGGCGTGTGGCGTGGTGCGCGCCGACCTGTCGAGCGAGGATCTGCACCGGTTCCGGATGTCCATGCCGTCCGGCGACTGGAGGCGCGTGGCGGGCGGCCTGGACCTCGTGGGCGTGCTGCACGTCAACACGCCCGGCTTCTCCGGTCCGCGCACTCTCGTGGCCTCCGGCGAGCCGCTCGCGCTCGTCGCCGGTGCTCAGCCCTACCCGGGATACGAGGGCTCCATTGGCCCGTTCGAGGACGACTACGCGCGACCCCACGTGTACGCGCGAGACGTGATGAGCGGGGCTGGCAACTGCATGTGCGGAGCCGACCCGGACAACGCGTTGCACGTCGAGTACGCGCCTGGAGTTCCGAACCCGCACGCTGGTCCGGTCGAGGAGGCGGCCGAGGAAGAGGGCGACCTGTACGAGCCGGACGACCTCGGTGCGTACGCCACCAATCTGGCCGTACTGCGCGAGTCGGTCGGCTTCACGGCTGACGTGGTTCAGTTCGCCGCCGAGGTGGATCTCCTGCTGGTGCTGCATGGCGCCGAGCTGGCCAACTGGGTGCAGAAGGCGGGCGGCCTGCCGAGGTACATCAAGCGCATCGCCAAGCACTTGCAGGAGAAGGGCATGGACGAGTCGCGCGCCATCGCCACGGCGGTCAACGCGGCGAAGAAGATGTGTTCCACTGGCGACACGAACTTCCCCGGCTCGCAGGAGGTCAACGCGGGCTCTCGCGCCGAGGCGTGTGCGGCGGTAGCCGAGTGGGAAGCCAAGAAGGCCAAGAGCTGAACGAGGAGGAGATCATGGCGGAGAAGACGCGCAAGACCACGGCGAAGGTGAAGCTGGCGAGCAAGGAGCCCTTGGGCACCAGCCAGGTGACGCTGCGCTTCGAGCCGGACTACCAGGACGACCGCAACCGCGAGTGGGCGGAGGCGACACCCACCCTCCAGCTGACGATGAACGTCAGGGGCGACGTCGCGGAGAACTTCGAGCCGGGCGCCTACACGCTCACGTTCGAGCCCACGAAGGACTGACCGTCAGCACGAGGCCCCCGCGAGAGTCGATCTCGCGGGGGCCTCGTGGCGTGGTCCTGGCTGGTGCCTGGCAGGCCTGGGCCTACTCGTCCTTGCCAAACGCCGCGTCACGACCACGACGCAGCGCAGCGATCATCTTGTTGCAGCCCTTGCGGTCGATCGTGACGGCCAGGAGGTCCAGAGGGGCGCCGAACGCGTAGGAGAGCTTCTCGCCATGCTCCTCGATGAGGCGCTCCACCAGGTGGTCGTCGGACTCGGCATCGGCTCCACCCGCGTAGTCCCACTCGCGGATGGTGTTCAGCAGCTCAGGCAGGCCGCGCCGGATCTCCTCGATCGAGCAGGCCATGCGGGCGGGGGTGCCAGGCCGTTCGACCACGACCATCACGTGGCCCTCGTCGTTGCCGTGGCCGGGGCCGGTGTTGCTCGGCGAGGATGGGTGCCCCCATGTGACCTGCGCGCAGTTGGCGTGATCGGGGTCGCCGTCGAGGGAGTAGATCCGCTCATGAGGCATGCTGGTTCTCCGTTCTGTTCGCCCGTATCGGGAGCCCGTAGCGGGCCAACTGCGACGATAGCAGTGCGGCGGAAGTATTTGACACCCCCATGGATTCGGGGTACTGTTCTCGACATCAGCAGGGACCACCGAGAGGGAGAACCGAGATGGGCCGCTACGACAGCAGCTGGGAATTCGCCACCGACACCGACGCGTACCTGACCGACACGTTCCAGCTTTTCGGCGCCGCGCTCGCCAAGGGGCAGGACATCGAACTCATGACCTCGGGGATGAATGCAATCGTCGAGGAGCTGCATGGGCGGGCCCTGCTGATCGACGCCCAGTTCGCCGCCGCCCGCACACCGGTGTTCCCAGTCCGCCAGGCGCCCTACGGCCGCAAGGTGTGCACCGTGGCTGTCACCACCCCAGACGGCGAGACGGAGTGTGGAGCCACGGCGGTGGAGACCTGGGGGGCGAGCTGCGGCGGCATCGTGTTCGAGGAAGGGCGTTGCCTGACCCACAACTGAGAGGAGGCGGGGATGCAGGTCCCCGAGGCGGACGTCAAGGTCTGCCAGAAGTGTCAGGGGATGGTGGTCCCGGCCGTCACCGCTCGCATGAGCAAGGGGCAGCCGGTCACCATCCTGGTCGAGGTCGAGGAGGACCTCACGAACGAGTACCCGAGTGACCAGTGGGCGCTGTCGAAGGTCGGCGAGAAGTACCACGCCGGTCAGGTCAAGACCCGCAATCAGCGTGCTGGCATGCTGGAGCGGGGAATCCGCTTTCACTTGCTGCACGACAAGCAGTGCGCGAAGAACGTTGCGCACAACCGAGCCCGTTAGGAGTCAAATCGTGAAGAAGTCCCTGCCCCTGCTCGCGGGGGCGATCATCGTTCCCTTGCTCGCGGCCACCGTCGCCGCGTTCGCCGCCGGTGATGAGCCCGGCGCCGACCTGAAGACCGCGCCGGTGGTCTCCTCGTCCACGTCCGCCACGGCGTCGCTGGAGGCGCCCGTCCAGCTGGCCACGCCGCCGACGAGTGCCACTCAGGCCGCGTCGCCCCCCGCTGCCCAGGCGCCCGCCGTGGTGCTCGCCGACGACCCTGAGACGTCGACCACGACACCGCAGCCGCCGACCCAGACCACGCCGGTGCCGCCGAACGAATGGCCGACACCGGAACCGACCACCCCGCCGGTCGCGTCGCCGGTCGCCCCTCCCGGTCCAGTCGACATGACCGTCTCTTGGGACGGCCTGAAGTGCGCGCGGTCGGAGGCGTGGAGTGTGGAGACCACCAGCGGCACCAAGATGATGTGCCCTGGCTCCGCGAACCCGTAGAAACGAAACCAGAGAGGTCCGCATGTCTGACTACGTACGACCCACCAACCCGTTCCCCGTGAGCGAGGCGGCGGCCGAGATGACGCACGGCCTGATCAACGCCGCCGTCGAGACGTTCGCAATCATGGCCGTCCCCATTCATGACCAGGTCGAGCACCGCCTCATCCTGGCCGCCTCCTACGAGTGGGCGAAGAGGATCACCTCGCTGGGCAATGAGGACGCCTGCCACGCGTACGTGTGGGAGCTGTCCACGTGGATCGAGCGGATGTCCCAGCAGGGGATCCCGTTCCCTCCGTTCGACATCACCACCACCTGCGGCGACGACGAATGCACCGTCGACCACAGCGAGCAGATTCGCCTGGTGAACACGCTCTTCGCCTCCGGCGTCACCGGGCAGCACCAGGACGCGGTGAAGGCGTACACCGCGTACACGCGCAAGGTCGAACCGGACCAGTGGTCCGTCGCCCGTGCGCAGTACGCGGCCATGCTCGCCGTGCACGTCTCGGAGCGGGTCTGCGACTTCCGCACGCAGACCGTGGACGTGATGCCCTCCCTCGAAGACCTCCCGGACGAGCAGGTCTGATAGCCTCCGCCAAGGAGATGCGGACCTCCTGATCCCCCGTACCCACGTGGCGCGGGGGATCTTTTTGTGCGCAACTCGCGGGCGTCATGCGCAACTCGGCGCCTACGCTTCGCGACGTTGGGGACGACCCCGCACGGAGCGGCCTAGCTGATCTCCGAGCGGTCCGGCCTAGCTGGAGTGGACAAGCCCCGTGCAAGCCGTCCAACACGAAACGGAGAAACCTCGTGTACGAGGAGATTCTGAATCGGCTGGCGGAGGCAACGGACCAGGAACTG